GACGCCTCTGTGACGGAAGAGATGAAGGTGCAGCTGGTGCTCGCCCTGAAAGAGTTCGGCATCAACGCCGACAAGTGGCTCCTTCTCGAATCAGCGAACAGCGTGGGTCCAAGTGTACTAGACGTCCCCGGCTACACTACGACTCTAACACAGGGCGGGATCCACTCGGGCCTGAAAACCACGTCGGAGGCGGACACATGGATCGTGCTCGCGGTCACTCTCTACGCGTATGAATACGCGTCCGGTGTGCGACTCAGAGACGACTGGTGGGAGGACGTCATCGCACTAGCACAGGGCGATGACTCCTGGGTCGCCTTCAAAGGAAAAGTTTCCCGCGATAAATGGGTCGAGGCCTTCAGTCACTGCGGGCTGCGAGCCAAACTCACTGTCGGCGACCGCTTCCTCATGAGACACCTCTCACCAGAAGGGTCGTTCGCCGTCGCCTCGCGCGTCATCCTTAACTCAGCGTTCCCCGAACACGAGAGGACTGGCGCGTCCTCAATCGGCCTACACATCCTCGGCATGCGAGCGCGGCTCGAGGGAGGCCTCCACCCATCGATCGATCCAGCCCAAGCGCTTCACCCGCTGTTACGACTATGGTGGGTACGCGAAATGAGAGTTAAGAGCGTCGATGGGCTGTTCTCTTTCTTAACATCCCGAGCGGCAGATCGTCTCGTGCGTAGAGCACTAAAGACGGCCGCGAGCAAACTCGCTATCGAAAGACTCCGCAGGGACGCGCCATTCTCCCCCGGCGCCCAAGCTCTCCTCGCGGCCTACGAGGCGGCAGGCCTCGCGTACGACTACTCACGCGAGATAGCTATTAACAGACTCATGGGTGATTTCTTCACGGGCAAGAGGAAGGTCTCTCCCCGTGACAGGATCCGGCTCATCGATGCCGCATGGCGCTACCTGTTCGCGGGTCTGCCATGGGATGCGATGCGGGCCGAGATCTCAAGACACGTGTGAAAGGACGATGGATGCCAAACGAAACATCACTCCAGTCAATCCGTGCGAGGCAGACGGCGGTAGACGCGACAGCGCACACCGAGGACGACACGACCCAGGGGCCAACTACGACGGACGTAGTTGAGACCGAGGCTCAGTCCGCCCTCGACATATTGGAGGACTTCGCGACCAAGGCGGCCGAGGTCGCACAGCTCGTCTCCCCCGCGCGGGAGGCGATCTCCCTGATGAAGAAGCTCAAGGCCGATCTCACCAGAATCGCAGCCGTCACGGCCTCGGGAGCAGCAGGCGGTCGGTTCGTCCCAAAGCCCAGGCAGTCCTTGGAGGATTTCGTAGCGGAGTCCACAGCCAAGGACCCAAACTTCGACATCGATGTCTGGCGACAGCAACATGAATCCGATCTACGCCGCGATTTCCCCGACCGCTTCACCGGAAAAGGCTGGGGCCGTGACAAGGGGGCGGCCGCCGTAGAGGAGGCGCCCGACATCGACTCTGTCGACGACGGCGATGCGTAGATGACCTTCATCACGATAGCCATAGACCCGCTGATCACCGAGCCTCGCAC